AACCCGCAAGCATATATACCAGGAGTGGAACTCCCAGGAGGATCAACTTGGAATGACGATGGATTTTTAGTAGCAGATACAGATGTACGAATAGATACTAATGATTATATAGGAGATTCATTTACAAGTCTCTTCACAATGAGAGGAAAATCAGATAAACAGAAAGCAGCTGCGCTACAGCAAAAGCTAAATAGTGCTTATACAGAAAATACAGGATTACCAGGTATATATAAAGTTAATGTAGATAAAGAAAAGCCTAAAACTACCACTCATTTTGGATCAGGAGATATTAATATAATAGCAAAACCAAATCCTGCAAATAGATTTAGTATAACCAAACAAACAAAAGGAAATAAACCAAATCTTTCTCAAGCAGAGATTATGGATTATTATTGGCAGAGCCCTACATCCTTAAGAACAGGAGATGCAGAAGGTAAATCCCGTCGAGCCCAGGATAACCAAAAAATAAGTAATGCAATTAAAGAATTAAGAACAAGCGGGGAAAAATATGGAGATCAAGAAAAAGCATATAGCCAACAAGCAGTTGACTATGTATTGGATCAAGCTCAAGGACTTGTAGATTGGTTTTCAGAGGAAGAAGCAGTTAATGAAGTAGAAACAGGTGTAAGTAAAGAACAACTTAACGAATAATGAAAATAAATAGCTATATTTACATTCCGCTATAAGGAGTTGAATAAAAAGCCATCAGCATAACAAACATTGTTACGAAACTAAAATAGATTTTATTATATTTGTAAATAGAGAAATTATGAGTGAACCTACAAAAGAACAAACAGAAGATCAAAAACCCTTAGATGCTATCTGGGATATTGATGAAGTAAGCTTTGACGAATCTTTCGGTCTAGCGAAAGGAACATCCGATCCTGTACTTGGGAATTTAAAAATGGAAGAACCTGAAATAGAAGAGCCTAAAGATGAGAACGAAGAAGAGATAACTAAAGAGGTTGATATAGAGACAGCTTTAGATAAAGATATACAAGGTGAACTAAAGGAACCAGAAGCTCCAGAGTTTAAAGAAGAAGACTTAGCAAATCCTATAACAGAAAACGCTACTTCAGAAGACCCTTTAGCATTGTTTGCTGAGGAACTTGCAAAGCAAGAAATAATAGAAATAACTGATGAGTTCGAGCCTACAGAAAAAGGCTTACTGGAAGCAGTAAATGTAACTATCGAAAAAAAGGTACAGGAAGAAATTGATTATTTTCAAAATACACTTCCTGAAGACGGTAAAGCACTTTTAAAACACATGATGGACGGTGGACAGGTAAATACATTTTTAGAAACCTTTTCAACTCCTGATATCTCAGCGATGGACATCACTGGAGAAAATGGTACTAATCAAAAGTACGTTTTAAAAGAATTCATGAAATTGCGAGGAGATTCTCAAGAAGATATCGAGGAAGCAATGGAAATGTATGAAGATAACGGAGTCCTTGAAAGACAAGCCGTAAAAGCAAAAGGAAGGTTGGAAAAATATTATGACCAACAAAAACAACAACTAGACCTTAAAAGAAATCAGGAAAAGGAAGCTAAAGAAACGCAAAGAAAAGAAGTAATAGAGAATATATCCTCTACTATTAAAAATTCAGAAGCTGTAAAAGGATTTCCTATAACTGCAAAAAATAAAAAGCACTTGGTCACATATATGACAGATCCTAACATTAAAGTAACTAATGAAGATGGAACAACTCAATTTGTAACCCAGTTTCAAGCTGACGAGATGAATGCTTCTCAAGATATAGATGATTTTATATTGAAAGCATATTTAAGAATGACATCTTATGATCTTGAAGGTTTAAAAAAGAAAACTGTAAGTAATTTTAGTAAGAAGTTTAAAAAGAGTCTTCAATCTAAAAAAGCACTAACAGATACTCCAGGAATGTTTGGAGGAGACAAAAGACCTAATATAGCAACAGGAAAAGGAGCTGAATGGTCTATATAATAGATTGATTAATTATTTAATAACTAAAATTTAATAAAATGAGCCGAGCAAGAAATTCATTAACAGTATTAACAAGGCCTTGGCATGCAAACTTCACCGAAGTAAATCACTTAGGTGCTGCGTTTCTAGCTGAGCCTCACAAATTTGATCAAGTACTAACTCGAGTTTTTACAGCATCTAGACTGTCTGATAATCCAATTATCGCTATGACAAAAGGAACTGGAAGAACATCTGAAATTGAGTCATTTGATTGGGAATGGGAATTGATGGGAGCATCATCTCGTCCTTTAATTAGTTTAGGAGATGCCACTGGTGGTAATACACATCCTGGATTAGGATTGATAGACTTTAATATAAAGTTAGATGAAGATTGGTTTAAACCTGGTGATGTTATCGTAGGTGATGTTGGTAAAGACTTCAAATTACGTGTACAACAATCTCCAATAGCTGATGGCGACGGATATATATATGTAGTACGTCTTTTAACAGATGACGCTACTCTATCTTTTCCAGCAGCAGGACTAGCACCTGGTAAACCATTCAGTAAATTATTCTCAGTATACGAAGAAGGCGGTGACCAATCAGGTTCCACTACTTACGCAATGCCTATGAAATTGAGATCACAACTTTCTACTTATAGAAAGGAGTATTCAGTTACAGGTGATGCAGCTAACCAAGCTTTAGTAGTTGCACTTATGGATGCTGATGGTAAAACCTATAAAGATTTTAAATGGGTTAAATATGCTGAAGCAGAATACTGGATCCAATGGTATAAAGAGATCGAAAGAGGATTATGGTACAATACTAGAGCAAATACAGTACGTGGAGCAAACGGTAGAGCTGCAAGAACTGGTCCTGGTATCCAAGATCTTTTAAGAGATTCTCACAGACATGTATATAATACACTAACTGAAAAATTAATTCGTGAATTCTTACTTGATATCTTCTTTGGAAGAGTTGAAATGTCAAACAGGAACATCGTTGCTTATACTGGTGAATATGGAATGTTAGCATTCCACCAAGCCATGGTAAATGCATCATCTCCTTTCTTGACAGTTGATACTAACTTCATTAAAGGCGGTCAAGCTGGAGTTTCGGGAAATAATCTGGCGTTTGGTGGTCAGTTTGTTAAGTATGTGGGGCCAAATGGAATCACACTTACTCTTCGTCATAATCCAATTTATGATGATAGGGAAATTAACCATCAAATGGATCCTAATTTACAGGTTCCTGTTGAATCTATGAGGTTTACCTTCTTAGACTTCGGCGGCAAAGGAGCTGGTGATAGTAATATCAAGTATGTTCACAAAGGTGGTGGATATAAATTAGGATATGTTTCAGGCCTTCAAACTCCTTATGGAGCAAACAAAGGTGGATTAATGAGTAATTCTAAAGATAGCTACACAATGATTGTTCACGATCAATGTGGAATCCAAATCGACGATGTAACTCGTTGTGGAGAGTTAGTCTTAGGAACTAGCTAATATTATTAACCGTATAAAAAGAATAGTATGAAAACTAAACATTTAGTATACGTCAAACCAATTTTGAAAGAAAGATGGCATAATTTGCACCTTCAAGGAAGGTCTAAATTTGCTGATACCTATGATACATTTCAACCCGTCTACAGCAGTAAGCTAGGTCACCTAGCTACTGGCTTGGACGATGATGCGGAAAGAAGGTTAGGCAAAGTTTTAGGAGCAAATTTAACACCATCAACAAATAACGAATATTGGACGCATTTCAAAGTCAAAATGCATGACAAAACTATGGTATTTGACCTAAATAATGCGCTTGATGAAGTTAGAATAAGCGTTTTGAGAGCTTCTAAATATGTAGCAAACTCTCAAAAAGAATTGGACGAAGGAGAATGGCCCGAAGCTAAATATTTCATCTTTGATGAGCAACAGGAAATTGAATCCCAAGCAAAAAAAGTAGAAATAAAAGCTAGAGCTGTAATAGAGTTTAATAAACTTTCTCCTGGAAAGAGACTAGATATTTTGAAAATCTTTGGTAAAATCGGAAACAATAATACTGCCGACTTTACATACACAAAGCTTTATGATATTTTAGAAGATGATCCAAAAGAGTTTTTAAAAGTTTCAACAATGAAAAAAGCTGAGATCGCAACAAGATCTTTAATTTTTGATTTAGAAAGAACAGGAATTTTTAGAAGAAGGCAAGCTGCTTATTTATATAATGACAGTCAAATTGGTTTTGATTATGAAGATACAGTACAGAATTTACTGAATCCGAAAAATCAAGAATTATTAATTAAGTTAAAAACTGATTTAGAAAGTAGAACCTATGACGGTGCAAGAGATGCATTATGAGCTTAAGCTCAAATTAAATAAGATCGACACTCAGGATTATAGTAATTTACTAGTTCCTGAGATAGATTGGTACTTGAATGAATCTCAAACAGTATTTATCAAGCAACGTTATGGAACTACAAATATTAAACGACAAGGATTTGAAGAATCACAGAAGAGGATTGATGATCTCAAGACTCTGGTGGTAAAAGAAGATCCATTGATTCCAACTGCAACGACAATGACTGCAAGTACAATATCTACAACTTCGGATGTAGGGACGTACAAAGCAGACTTGTCAGCATTGGCATATGACTATATGTTTCTTCTCAGAATAACCTGTCAAGGAACAAAGACATCATGCCAAAGTGGTACAAAAAGGTTATGGGGAATACAAGTACAGCACGATGACCTCGATACTGTATTATATGATCCATTTTATAAACCCTCTTTTGAGTGGGAAGAAGTGCCGTTGGTGTTTGGGCAAAATCCCAATGATCCACCGTCAGATAGAAAAGGAAGTATCTATCTGTATTCTGATGGGACTTTCTCAGTAGACAACGTTTTCGTTGAATACTTGAGACATCCTTTAAGAATATCTTATGCAAATGGAGTGGTAAACAGTGCAGGAGCAATAATTGGTTACAATTATGCAGACGGAACAGCGGCTGCAGGCTCGCAAAACTGTGAATTACCAGAACATACGCATAAAGAAGTTGTAGATTTAGCTGTTGCAATAGTTTCGGGAGATATTGATCATCCGATGTATAAGCTAAAAGCTATAAAAACAACAATAAATGAATAATATATTAATTAACAACTAAAATTTAAATAAAATGGAAAGTCGAGTATTTACAGTAACCCCAATTAATGATAGACCTGCTGGTTTAGCAAATGCTATTATTATCCCTTTTGCGGGTGCCAATTTCGGAGACCTTACTAGCTTACGAACAGCAGGACCACTTGCTGCTAAAGTAGGTGACGTAGGATTATTTTCTGAAGATGGAGCCCCTATGACAGCAGCAGCAGCATTTAACTATCCTATAGTAGAAAGGTGCTTTATTGGAGTAATAGCAGCTGATGCTACAGGAGCAATGAAAGGTATCAGAACAGAGATCTTTGATGGCAAATGTATGGGAAGATCTAATGATGTAGACACAGCAGCACAACAACCTAAAACAACCATTATTGCAGGTTGGGCAGCTGAGTGTGAAACAGAATATTGTTTAAAGATCAGATATGAGTCTCCTAGAGTTTATCAAACTTATGGATATCAGAGTCTTCTTAAAACCTATAATTTTGTATCATCTTGTTGTGGACCATCTTGTGCATGTCCTGATGGCGACTTCGATGAAGTTGGAACAGGAATCACAGCAGCGATCAATGAAGATCCAGATCAGTTAATCACTGCAGTTTATACAGCTGAAAGTGCTCCTGGAGTTGGCGATGGTTATATTACACTAACTGGTACATTTGAAAACGAAGGAGTTCAAGGATTGAATCCAACATATGTTGAGAACAATTCACCTCTTCAGTTTTATGTAGGACTAGATTGTGGTTTTGATTGTAACGGAGTAGTTTTCACTCCAGATTCAGATATCACTACTGCTTTAGCCTTATTGATTCTTGCGAATCCAGTACCTGCTGGTTTACCTGCA